GTGTACTATTATGGGTATAACAAGATGAAGTTGGAAGAAGGAAACAACTTGTTGTCGCAAGTGAAAAATTCGATTATAAAGAAGACTGATGGAGGTGTTAGAGTATCATACGGTATTTTTGAAACAGATTATGAGCAGGATTACATTTATATTTTAAATCACTCATCGGTGATTCAGGGCGAAGAACAGCCCTCAACAGAATGAAACAAAACAAATGGAAGATTGGGAGATTTGCTGATCTTACCTTAAGGAGAAAATAAAAATGGCATTAGACATGGCAAAAATGAAAGAGAAGCTACAAACTAGCGAAAGTGGTGGCAAGCAACAGCGCGACAGCGCATTTTGGCGTCCTACTGAGGGCGATCAGGACATTCGACTTGTTCCCACCGAAGATGGTGATCCATTCAAGGTTTATCATTTTCACTATAATATGGGTGAAGGTGCGCGTGGTGGCGTTCTTTGTCCCAAGCGTCAGTTTGGGGAGGGTTGTCCCATTTGTGACTTCGCTTCAAAGTTGTGGCAAGAAGGAACCGACGAAAGCAAGAAGATGGCAAAGTCCCTTTTCGTTCGTCAGCGTTTTTTCTCACCCGTGGTAGTTCGCGGTGAGGAAGATGCTGGTGTGCGTGTTTGGGGTTACGGAAAGACCATTTATGAAGTATTGCTTGGCTTGGTTCTTAATCCCGATTATGGGGATATTACTGATGTCGATTCGGGAGTTGATTTGTCTCTGACTTATACTCTTCCGAAGAGCAAGGGTGCATTCCCAACTACAAATCTGGTGCCGAAGCGAAAATCTTCTCCACTTGAAAAGAGCAAGGATAAGGTGAAGGAAATTCTGGAGTCCGTTCCCGACATTGCGTCACTTTTCCAGCGGCGTTCTGCGTCTGATGTTCAAGCGATTTTGGAGTCATTCCTTAATCCGTCATCGGGTCCGTGGGACGATAATGCGGCTGGAGCAGATGCTCCTTCCGGCGTAGACGAAGCCATCAAGGAATTGTCTGCGTAAATTAAAAACCACATCGGTTTTTTGGGAGCCCTGCGTCGTATAACAACGTCGTGGGGCTTCTTTTTTATTATAAGGAGTTTTTATGGCTAAAGAAGGAAAATTATCTTCCAATGATATTATGAAGATGATCAATAAAAAAGCAGGTAGACAAATTGCTTTTTCAGGTGATCAAGAAAATCCAGCAGACATTAAGGATTGGATTCCAACAGGATCACGTTGGCTTGATTCAATTGTTTGCCGAGGTCAGTATGCAGGAATTCCTGTTGGTCGCATTTCAGAAATCGCTGGGCTTGAAAGCTCTGGTAAATCTTATATGGCTGGACAAATTGCGCGTGAAGCACAAAAGAAAAACATAAAGATTTTGTATTTTGATTCCGAAGCAACAATGACCAGTGAATTCTTAGAAAAACTTGGTTGTGATATGGGGAAAGAAAATGAAATCATTATTCTTCAACCCGACGACGTTGAGCAATGTTTAGAGACAATTGAATTGTGTATGGCTAATGATCCAGACAATCGTTATTTATTTGTTTGGGATTCTTTGGCGATGACTCCATGTCGTGCTGACCATGAGAAAGATTTTAACCCCCAATCATCAATGGCTATGAAACCTCGCGTTCTTTCTTTGGGAATGCAGAAGTTGATTACAACTTTATCAAAAACCCAGTCAACATTATTGGTTCTAAATCAATTGAAGAAAAACATTACCTCTAATGTGGCGGAAGCGTTTACAACACCTTATTTTTCACCCGGCGGAAAGGCAATCATTTATGCTTATTCATTAAGAGTTTGGTTGACCGGACTCAAAGGTAAAAAATCTATGATCTTTGACGACAAAAATTATAGGATAGGAACAGAGCTGAAAGCCAAGTTAGAAAAATCAAAGTTTGGCACGCAAGGAAGAATTTGCAATTTTAAGATTTTGTGGGCTGGTGAAGATTTAGGAATTATGGATGAAGAATCTTGGCTGGAAGCAATTAAACCAAGTGAAGCCTTGACAAACAGCGGTGCATGGTATACAATGAAAGGGTATGATAAGAAGTTTACAGGATCACAATTTGTGAATCTTGCAAAGACAGATCCCAGTTTTAGAGAGATGATCTTTGAGATTATGGACGAAGAAGTTATTCGCAAGTTTAAAACAAAAGAAGGCGACGCAAGGAACTTTTATGATACAGAAGAAGACCCGAAAGAATAGTAATGCGACACCTTGATCTTGCTCAAAAAATAGCAAAGACATCGGATCATAATCGAAGCCGCCACGGCGCAGTTCTTGTTCGCGGTGGTTCAATTCTTAATATTGCCAAGAACAGCAACAGATATACAAAGTTTGGTCAAAGGTTTATGCCTTATAATATGAAATGGCACGCTACTCACCACGCTGAAATTGGTTGTATTCTTGGGCTTGATAAGAGCACCACAAAGGGATCAACAATTTATGTAGCGCGAGTTGGTAAGCGAGGAGATATTAGAAACTCTAAACCTTGCCCGACTTGTCAAGCAGTGCTTAGGCATGTTGGTGTTAAGAAAGCAATTTACACAACCGAAGATGGTTGGGGACGGATGAAGCTGTGACTGACAAAATTTTAATTATAGACGCTCATAATACTTTTATTCGCAATTATGTGATGAACCCTAGCATTGGTGCGAATGGTTCTCCAATTGGTGGGTGTAAAGGTTTTCTTATGACCCTCCAAAAACTTACAAAAGAAATCAAGCCAAGCAAAATTGTTGTTATTTGGGATGGTGGCGGGGGAAGCAAGAAACGTCGTGCGCTGGCAAAAGAATACAAAGAAGGTCGCGCGCCACTAAAACTTAATCGCGCATACTCAGGTATGTCCGCGTTAGAAGAATCGCAAAACCGTTACGATCAGATGGCAAAGACTATTGATTATCTCAATCAAATGCCCGTCATACAATTAATGATCGAAGACGTGGAAGCAGACGATGTTATTGGTTATGTTTGTCATATGCCGTCCATCAGCAAGGATATAAAAATAATTGTATCAATGGACAAAGATTTCTATCAATTATGTAATGGCAAGACACTACTGTATCGCCCAGTCCAAAAAGAATATCTAAATGAGAACAGAATTTTAGACCAATTTAATATTCATCCAAATAACTTTACTCTTGCGCGAGCAATTGATGGCGACAAGTCAGATAATCTTGATGGAGTAAAGGGCGCAGGATTAAAAACAGTAGCGAAGCGTTTACCTTTTCTTGCAGAAAAGAAATCACACAATTTAGACGACTTGTTCAAATACTGTAAAACAGTTGATAGCGATCTCAAGTTGTATAAAGATATTTTGAGTGAGCACAAGAAGATTGAGTTGAATTACAAACTTATGCAACTGTATTCTCCCCAGCTTTCAGCTAAGAGCACAGAAAAAGTAAGAAACGCAATTAACAAATTCAAACCGACTTTCAACAGGACCGAAGTCGTTAAGAGAATGACAGTCGACGGCATAAATGATTACAACTGGGATGCACTTTTTCAGAAATTTAGGCTGTTGATTGATGGGTCGTGAAACTATTTACTGGGACAAACAAAGTTTGTTCTTGACAATATTTTTCCACTGTTGTATAGTAGATCACATAGAAGTTTAGCGAGGTTAAGATGTCCACAAATGATACTATTTCTTTTTCAAAATACGGTAAAAATTTCCAGAACAAGCTTGCCTTCCTCATTTTAGACGATAGAGTTTTCTCTGATCGAATGATGGAAGTGTTGACTGTTGAATTCCTAGAATTCAAGTATCTTCAAGTTTTTGTTGAGAAAATTTTTCATTATAAGAAGAAATATGGCACACAACCATCTCATGAAACCATGAAGACGATCATTAGGTCAGGGTTGGAAAAAGAAAACGAAGCTTTACAAAAGCAAGTCAGAGATTATTTTGCTTCTGCCTTGTCTGATGTAAATATTCTTGAATCCGCAGAGTATATTAAGGAAACGGCATTAGATTTTTGTCGTAAGCAAAAACTCCGCGAGGCGATGGTACAGTCAACTTCACTGCTACAAAAATGTTCTTTTGATGAGATTTCTGTCCTTATCAATGACGCCTTGAAGGCTGGCGCAGACGCAGATTTTGGTTACGATTATATCAAGGATTTTGAGGAACGCTTTAAGGTTTCCGGTCGTGAAACAATCACAACTGGTTGGGAAAAAATCGATCAAATAACCGGAGGCGGTGGTGGTCGTGGTGAACTTGGAGTTGTGATTGCCCCAACAGGTGTTGGGAAATCTATGGCACTTGTCCACTTGGGAGCAACCGCAATCAAAGCAGGCATGACCGTAGTTCATTATACTTTGGAATTGAAAGATACTGTGGTTGCTTCTCGGTATGATTCATGTATAACTGGTATTCGGTTGAATGAATTATTGGATCGGAAACAGGATATTAAAAAATCGCTTGAAGATGTGGACGGTACTCTTATTGTAAAGGAATACCCAACAAAAACAGCGACAACAAACACAATTCGCGCACACATAGAGAAACTAAAGCAACAAGGCATCATTCCAGATATGATTATTCTTGATTATGCTGATTTGCTCCGCACTCTTTCATCACGCAGAGAAAAACGCGAAGAGCTTGAATCAATTTACGAAGAAATGCGTGCAATTATGATGGAAAACAATGTTGTTGGCTGGACTGCTTCTCAAACAAATCGCACAGGATTAAATCAGGAAATTATTACGATGCAAGCTATTTCAGAAGCATTCAACAAATGTTTTATTTCTGATTTCATTTTTTCTATGTCTCGTACATCAGAAGACAAACAAAAAAATGGCGGTCGCATCTACATAGCCAAGAACCGCAATGGTCCAGATGGAAATGTGTATTCTATTTTTATGGACACAGAAAATGTCGACATTAAAGTGTTGGATAAATATGATCCATCTGAAAAAGCTGCACAGCCGGCAATGTCAAACGAAGAACAGCAAAAGTTTTTACTTGAAAAATATATGAAATTAGTTAAAGGAGCAAATTAAATTATGGATTTATCACAGGAGATTCTTAGTGCGATTACGGTTTTTATGAAATATGCCAAGCATAAGGATCTCCTTGCACGCCGAGAAACTTGGGATGAACTTATCGAACGCAACAAGGAAATGCATCAAAAGAAATATACGATGTTGAATGGGGAAATTGACGAAGCATACGAACTCGTTCAGACAAAGAAAGTTTTGCCTTCTATGAGATCTATGCAATTTGCTGGTAAACCAATTGAGATTAGCCCAAATAGAATTTACAATTGCGGGTTTTGCCCCGTTGATGACTGGCGAGTATTTAGTGAAATTCTTTTTTTGCTTTTAGGGGGAACTGGAATCGGTTTTTCTGTTCAAAAGCACCACATAGAACAACTCCCAGAAATTCGCAAACCCCGAACTGATCGCAATCGACGTTTTCTTATTGGCGATAGCATCGAAGGCTGGGCAGATGCGGTTAAGACTTTGATGCGTTCTTATTTTGAAGGAACCTCTACTATCAATTTTGATTTTTCTGATATTCGTCCCAAAGGCGCACGCCTAATTACTTCAGGTGGTAAAGCACCAGGACCAGAGCCTTTAAAGATTTGCATAAGACAAATAAAATCAATTCTAAATGAAAAAGAGGATGGTGATCAACTTGAACCAATTGAAGTACACGATATTATTTGCCACATTGCCGATGCGGTATTGGCTGGCGGCATCCGCCGCGCTGCCCTCATTAGTCTTTTTTCTGCTGATGACGGAGAGATGATTGCAGCTAAAACTGGTAATTGGTGGGAAAAAAATCCACAAAGAGCAAGAGCGAACAACAGCGCAGTTATTGTTAGGCATCGCGTAAGAAAGAAATTTTTTATGGAGCTTTGGGAAAGAATTCAGCACTCTGGCGCAGGTGAACCTGGGATTTATTTTACCAACGACAAAGGCGAAGGCACAAATCCATGTTGCGAAATTGCTTTGCGCCCTTTCCAGTTTTGTAATCTTTGTGAGGTAAATGTTTCTGATGTAAAGGATCAGGAAGATCTAAACCAACGAGTTAAAACTGCTGCGTTTCTTGGGACGCTCCAAGCAAGTTATACAGACTTTCATTATCTCCGTCCAATTTGGCAGCGAACAACTGAAAAAGAAGCACTACTGGGAGTAAGTTTAACTG